ATTGTGTGGATAGTATCTCACGTCGGCATTGAAGAAATCCATATTGAATGCACGTTTGGGATCTGTGTAATTGAACATGCGAAAGTCATCGTATTGGCCAAAGAACTGTGTGGGCTTTGCCATAAAGTTGTCAGGTCCGCAATACAGTATGTTGTTGCCCTGTTTCCATAAATCATATATTTCAAAAAAATGATCTTTAAACACAGTTTGTATGTTGTCTACTTCTTTGGTGAAGAACACAAACTCCCAATCACCCTCCAAGTTCTTTTCAAAACTGCGTAAACTGATTTCATGCATCTGCATGTAGAGATCAAATATATCGCCTTCTGAACTTCTATCGCGAAACCACTGTGGCGAACGTATTCTGTATAAACTTCTAACCAATAAGTTTTTCATCTCTGAACTCCGGGAAGTATGTGATAAAACTTGCATTCTTAATGCCAAGAGCATAACATTGGTCGGTGATCTTGGCTTTTATTTCATCAAAGAAGTTCCATGCCAATATCACAAATAGATATTTTTCACTGTCGCGGTCTTGTTTTGTGTTGTAATCTGCACTGTATATCGGAATTAGATTGCCTGGTGTGTAACGTCCACATTTCCAATCATTGTCTTCCAGTATTCTATCCAACTGTATGCCTGCAGAATTTAGGAATGTGATGCCTTTGGCTGCCGCACCATAACCGATACAGTTGTAGCCTTGACGTCGGTAACTGTCAATGGCAAACTTTGTTTGCACCATTGCAGTTCTTGCAGTTTCGGCAAAAGTTTTGTATGTGTAAGGCACATATCTGTGCACATCATATTGATCTGGCATAACACACTCACCCTCGTGCTTGAGTGTAAACAAATATGAAGTGCCATGTATTGGTGTGAACTCTACCTCTGTTACTGTTAAACCTGCACGTTCTGCAAGTGCACACATTGAGCTCACTGAGAAGAAGCTCACATGTTCATGATACATGGTGTCAAATTCACCATTGATAAACATGTTGGCTTGGCTGGTTTGAATCTGTATTTCGCCATGTGGTTTCAACCAAGTTTTCATTTTCTTTAACAGTTCAACGGGATGACCTGTGTGTGCAAGCACATTCTGTGCAGTGATTAAATCCACAGAGAAAGGTCTATCCACATTCTCACAGAAATCTACCACCACATCATGTTCATGTCTGTTAACCAAATTTCTTGCAGGATCGATACCCGATGTTTGCCAACCAAACTCGGCAAAACTGTTTAACTGTGTGCCATCATTGCAGGCAACATCGAGCACACTGCCTGCATAACCAAATCTGTTTGTGGCTCGTTGTGCAAACCAATCACAATAATCACGTAATGTTTGAGAAGTGCCACTCAAATACAAATAACGTTTGAACATTAATCCTGGATCTACTGCCACACTCAATTGACTGTGCCAACAAGCACCACAGGTGTGTAATGCAAGAGGATAACGTGGTGCAGGTAATCTGTCTGCTAATAGATTGTTTGCTAATGGTTGCTGGCCAAGATCCAGCACAGGAAATAATTGGTTGCTGTCACAAGCAACACAGTGTTCAAGTGTTTGGTATTCAGTTGCCATATAAAAATTTCCCGTCTCTTTTTGATATTACACACTTTATATAACTGTTTAGTATATCTGTGATGATGGATTGTGGCGTATCATGAAATTCAAAATCCATATCCTGTTCGAATTGATGTGTGTCAACCCAAAAGTCATAGTTCTTTGATATCATCTTTGCATTGCCAGTCTGGGGTGGTGTTTGTTCCAGTAGAGGTATTTCCATATAATCAGCCACCGATTTGCCTATCTGAATTGATGTGCTGTGAAAAGAAGCAAGGTTGTATATCTGTGAAGGCCCGTCAGAAGCGATAAGGCATTCAATTGCTCTGCAGAGATCCCTTAAACCCAATATGCTACGTCTGGTATCACCATTGAACACACGCACACATTTTTCCTGCACACCAGTGTGTGTCATTGCATTTATCATCACGTCTGCACGAAAATTATCAGAGCCACCACACACTGTGCCAAATCTCAAACCAAATACGCGGCCACCGCTTCTGGGTATGAGGTGTTCTCTGGTTAATTCATCTATCAACTGCTTGGTGTGATCATATGGATTCACAGGTGCACTCAATGGCATATCCTCGACCGCATATTCAGAATCATGACAACCATACACAGAGCTTGAACTGGCATATATTAACTTTTGATGTTTGTTTAATTTGTTTAACAGTGTGACAAAGTTGTGCACATTGTTGCACCATGCACTGTAAAAATTGTTTTCACACATTTGCACAGAGCTGTGTCCTGCTAATAACACAACCGTTCTATAGAGTGCAAGATCCGCTGAGGTTAACGCAAACATATCCTTTTCAATTACTGGCACACCGGCTGGATTGCCAAACCAACAGGTATCTACCACATCTACACTGTATCCAGCATCCGTTAAATGTTTATACAAGCGACTGCCAATATAACCAGCACCGCCAATGATCAATACCTTATCTGTTAACATTAATCTTCTGCTTCTCGGTGGTTCACATTCTTTCTATCACCACCAAATATTCTTTCCCAGTTGTCGCGATATGCTTGTTCATTACCTGGTCGTTGTGCTGAACCTTTGCCACCGTGATTGTGGTATTTGCCTTTTGTTTTTTCAATGCCTTCACTTCTGTCACGCATCTGTCTTAAGAAACCATTGCTGTTAATGGTCTTTTCATTTTTCTTCCATTGGTCTGATCCCTTTGGTGGAACTCGGTCTGTCATATCATTCTTCCTGTTGTTCTATATGATTTGCCTATTCCACTTTGTGGAATTGACTTTAGAGGAAACAGCATGTGAGTCACATAACGCAGTGCATCTGTCATGTGGTCAAAGCCTGAATCCTTGTCTGGTATTCTGGTTCCTTCCTTATAAGAATGTTTGATCAAACATTCTCTGGTGTGGCGACATTTGGGATCAATCCATAATCTTCTTTCGCCATTTGTATTACACAACAATGAATTCACACTTGCAATAGCTTCAGCAACAGGTGGGTTCTTGCTGTTAACCTGCAGTTTAAATCCATTGTTCTGTAATATAATGTGATCACTTACACCAGGTGAGTTTGTTGATCGCGATTTACCGCTTGCATCGGGATACACAAACATTTGACGCAGATCACCATAACGCCGTCTTATCTCACCTACCACTTCAAATGTGTTGGTGCCATGTATAACTATTTCATCTATAACATGCAACCAATCGGCACCTTTAACACAGATAACTGCACAGAATTTGCCCACGTTAAAGTCCATGCCAATGTGTAAGGGTGTTCTGGCATCTGCAAAACCACCATATGGTTTGATGTTTTCTTCTGAGTATGCATAAAAGATCTGTCCAGCCCATGTGATAAAACGTGCACAGTATTCCTGTTCAAACTCACGTTCACTCATGTCTCGCTTGGCCGCTTCTATTTCTTCGGCTGTAACATGTCCACCTTCAAGTGTGGTGTATTGCCAACTTTCCCAGTCTTCTGTGTTGCCACCTTGTGTCCACAAATCAAAGAACCAATTGCCTTGTCCTTTGGGTGTGCCAATAAACAGTGCATGTCCGCCTGTGTCTGATAACGTTGGACGTAATGTTTGATACCAAGCAGTTGGATTCATGTCGGCAACCTCATCCAGCACAATAAAGTTGTATTTGCCTCCACGCAATGCATCATGGTTATCTGTGCTTCGCACAGAGATAGTTGAACCATTTACCAAATAGATTATGAGTTCACTTTCATTTACTTTCTTAACCCAGTTGCGATCCAACAGCAAGCCTTTGAGTTCATCCCAAATAACTGTTTTTGCTTGGCGATATGTGGGTGCAACATACAAACACTTTTGATTTGGAAAACGTGCAAACTTGGCTAATTCATTTATACTAAGCATGCTCTTACCGAAACGTCTACCAGCACTGCATGTGCGGAACCTGGCGGCAGAATTGGAAATTGTTTTTTGTGCTTCAGTTAACTGCATCTGGATTTACATGCACACACAAATGGCTTTGCTGTCTGGTTATGGTTTTACCTGATTGACAAAATACATCATACAATGCTTCATCTACAAGACGGCAGTGTATGTGTTTGGGTGCATATTGACCCACAGCAATAGGGTGGTATGCTAACCAATTCACCACAACAAAATAACCTGAGAATGTTTGAACAATCTGTTGCCATTGTGGATCAAAATGTTCGGCTAATATGTGTTCCAAACTTTCTACCATTAAGATAGTGTCGAACTCTGAATAATCTACGCCTGATTCATGCAGTGTGGTATTCAGCAGTGTGTAATCAAACTGTTCATGTGGAAACAATTTCTCATTGGTAGCAGTAAACAATTGGTGTGCATCTGCGCCTGGTTCAACACAGGTTACTGTTATACCCAGCTTGCTCAAAAACACTGTGACTTCTCCTCTGCCACCACCTATTTCCAATACCTTTTTTGGTTGCCTGGTTGCATTACTTCTAATAAATTCCAATTGATCTTCTACAGTGTAACGATTGCCTTCCCATCTGTTGTTGTTTGCGACTTCTGGAAATCTCCGGCATAATTGATCATATGTGATGCCGTGTGCATAAGCCACAGCACACAATGCGTCTCCTATTTTCAGTATTCCGTTTTGGAGACTTTGCCTGCCATCACTGCGTTGCATCACCTCACTGGTATAGGTGTTGGCATAATCCATGTTAGCGGTCCTTCAGTCTGCTTTCTGCTGTGAAGCCAATCATTAACAATGGTATGCTGACAAATAACCAATATGCTGTAATAACCTTGAACACAACTCCTGCAAGCAGTATTGATCCACTCAAGGTGAGTGCGTTTGGTGAGCCGGTTTGGCTGTCTCGGGTGGGTAGTTTCATCTTCATATCTCCTGTAAAAAGGCGGGAAGCCTCTGTTATCCCTACTACGTCTGACCTTCGGGCAGAGGTCTTAATCCCTGTTAAACACTCGTTCTACTCTGGCGTTTCCGTGGTCCAAGGTAAAACTTTATCTTCATCTGATACACCGCCATCTTCACGTTGTCCAAGGATCACCTTGCCCAAGAATATCAACATGGTCCGGTCACCTTTTAGTGCAAGATCCAATTGGGCTTTGCGTAATCTCTGTTTCGTAATAAGTCTGTTTTTGTCCAAAATATCACGGAAATTGTCCATGAAGGTTTGCAGTGGCACACCAAAAAAGTCTGCGATTTCTCGGTTAGTGCAATGATATTGTGCAAGTTGAGCAACCTGTTCTTCTGGAATTACCGTTTTATCACGGCCAATAACACGGCCACGAACTATTTTCTCGCCGTATTTTACATTGGTTACACTATAAGGTAATTGTGGTTGTTCCATCTGCTCACTCATCTTTGCAACTCGTGTTAAATCAGAGACCCATTTCTCTGTGTGCAACAATATTTATCTGTTTTGCTTTTTTTTCAGCGTTATTGTTGTTTTTTCTATGGGTTTGTCGTTTAATATGATATTGCCCCACAGTATGAGGTCACTTAACTTACTGGTTGGTAGGCTCACGTATGCTTCAAGTTGGCGTATGTCTGCTTGGGTCAGTGGTTCCTCCTTGGTCAGCACACGTCGAATCTGTTCTGGTGGAGTTTTTTGTTTGAGGTAGCGTTTTTCAGCTCGCTGTTTTAACAGTTTGATGTCATCCATTAAAACTATTTATAATGAATAAAAAAAGCCCCCAATAAAGGGGGCTATAAAACCCAATTTGGGTTTTTACTGCATACAAACACACACAACGCACAGCACACAAAGAACTGCTGTGCACACTTATTTATTGTGTGGGTGTAGTTCGATCACATTTGAGGGTAGTTCTGGCTTGACGTGTTCTGCTTTGAGGTATTCTCTGAGCGTTAATGCTCTGCTTTCTGGTGTGTCAATGTTCAATTGCTTTTCCAATATGTGCAGTATGCTTTGTGTGCTGTGCAAATAATGACGCAACAGCTCCACTGTTTTTTCTATTTCTTCTTGGTTCATGCTATCTCCAATTCATTCAACAAATCTGATTTATACAATTCGTTGAGATCTTGTTTGCTGATCCAACAGATAAAACGATGTTGTTTGCGTTTGCTTTTTTTATGTGGTGCACACTGTGTGCATACCATAGCAGGTAATCCTGCTTCATTTGTGTGATTCCAATCTATACCAATATTGTGGTTCTCACAGGTTTTATGTTTAACTGTTTTCATATGTGGCCTCCTGTTGTTTTGCCCACAGTTTTGCACTGTGCTCTTCTCTGTCTATGCGAAATTGATGTTGCTGTTCTGCTATAATTGCTCTTT